GTATGCAAAAAAATGGATCAGGCACTATACGCACTGTGATCTATTCTGCGGGCACAGTGATTGCTGGATTGCTATCTACCATTGTGGTAATTCTAATGAAAACCTAGATAATGAAACAGTGTTTTATTATTGGCAATGGTCTTAGCCGCAATCAATATGATTTAAATTCTATTCCAGTGACCACATTTGGCAGTAACACCATATATCGCACATACCTACCCACATTTTTAGTAGCACAGGATCCAGAAATATTAATGGGTATGTCTAGAGATGGCATCCACACAGTGTTTGTGCCTAGAGTGCGTAGAAGACCTGTGTCTCAACGATTGAACATTCCCAACATACAATTAATAGAACCCCTGCCTGGGCAACATTTTGAATTTTTATTATCTGGAGAATGGTGTATAATATTAGCCGCTCGTTTGGGTTACACACATCTACATCTCATAGGATTTGATGGTGGTCCTCTCCATGCTGACAGAGGCAAAACTGCCAGCAATCAAACATTGGATTGGTGCGAAAGTAATCTTTCACGCTACGAAACATTTGAAAAAGATCTAATACAACACTTCCCGTGGCTGACTATAACTCACGATGATTATTTTATGCAGGATTATAAATAACAGTGCGGACAATTCGCAAGAACCCGCTGATGTCTAATAATTTAGGACAGTTGGTAGTGCTGTAAACTACAAGCAAAGAACGTTCATTGCTAGTAGGGACAATCCGCAAGGACCCTGAAAACAAAAACACAATTCCCAGCGTTTTATTATAACAAACAAACAACAACAAGGAGTAAAGCAATGGGTTTAGCCAATGCAGGAGGAACAGTTAGTAATAGTTTTATTACTATGTGGTCCGATGATGTCAAACAAGCGTATCAGCAAACGACATCAAAACTTGTTGATTCAGTAAGAGTTGTAAGAAACGTTACTGGTTCAACATACAAATTCCACAAAATTGGTAAAGGTGGATATTTAAAAAACAAAGACAGATTTGCGGATATTATCGCAATGTCTGATTCAAGCAAATCTCTAGGTGGAGCAACTTATTCAGGTGGTGAAGCGGCACAATCAGTTGTGACTGCTACACTTAATAATTTCCATTCTGGAGAATACATCGAAGATATGGATCAGTTCAAAACTAACATCGATCTAAGAAGCACTTTTGCACAATCAATTGGTGCGGCTTTAGCAAGAGGTGTTGATAATGAAATCATCGGTGCATTAAACACAAACGCAGATACTGATCAAACACCGTTTAACTTTTCTGGGTTAACAAAAGCTAATCTATTAAAAGTACACGAAAGATTAAACTCTTTAGATGTACCAAATATGGATAGATGCTTGATTATATCACCAGCCGTGTTAACTGATCTATTAACTGACACTACGTTAGTATCATCAGACAATGGTGTTATCACAAACACAGCACTAGCAACTGGATACATTCCATCAGTGTTTGGTTTCAGAGTAATAGTTTCTAATTTATTAGATGGTGCTGGAACTACAGCGGGTGTAAGAACTTGCTTCGCAATTCAAAAAGAAGCAGTAGGTCTTGCTCTTGCACAGGACATTCAGGCTAGAATCGATTACGTTCCTCACAAAGCATCGCACCTAGTATTAGGTACAATGTCAGGTGGATCAACTGTAATTGATTCAGAAGGTGTTGTGACTATTAACGTTGCTGAATAATTTCAATTATCGGTAATAGTTTTGCAATAAACATTAAGGCAGGCCCGTTAAGGGCCTGTCTTCTTTTATACTGTATAAATAATCACAAAGGATCCCGTAATGACTGAAACAAATATTTCCATATCAAACAAAGCGTTATTAAAATGCGGTGCCGCAACAATAGCATCCATGACAGAAGGCACACACGAAGCGAATGTGTGTTCTACGATGTATGAAACTACCAAACAAGGTTTGTTGTATTATACGTTTTGGAATTTTGCTGTAGCAAAACAAGAATTAAATCTATTGGCAGAAACACCCACAGATAAAAAATATACCAAGGCACATTCACTGCCGGGAGACATAATTCGTATCAAGAGCGTGTTTGATCAAAATGGTAGCCTCATTCGAGATTACAGCGTAGAAGGACAAAAAATTTATTCTAATAATACCACAGTGTTTTTAGAATACATCCAAGACATGGATGAACAATATTTTCCTGTATTTTTTATTGAAGCATTGGTATCAAAAATGGCCTATGAAATCAATGAAGCAATCACAGGAATTGGCACATTGAGCGACAGATTGCTTAATGATTTTAACATCAAAATAAGAGCGGCAAGGATCGCTGATGGACAAGAAGAACCACCAAGAAATGTTATGCCCGCAGGTAGATTAATTGAAGCACATTTCGGTGCAGTTGGTCAAATCAGCGAGTAATATGAATGGCAACACGAAAATTTACTCAAAACAACTTTACACAAGGACAGGTAGGACCTTACATCCAAGGTAGAGGAGACACTCCCATATACAAAGCAGGACTAGAAACCTGTGAAAATTTTCTTTGTTTACCACAAGGAGGTATTACCAAAAGAAAAGGTTTTCAATTTATATCACCAAATCCAGATAATTCTACCACACCAGATGGTGTAACACCTTTAGTTACAAATGGTTTTAACATCAACAGTAGAATGTTTTCATTTAAATTTTCAGATGAGCAAGAATATGTAATAATAATAGAACCCAGCGGAGATTCCGTTGCGGCCGCTAAGATGCACATCTTCTACAATGATGTTAGAATAAAAGTTTTGACAGATGGTGTTGCCGGTAATACATTTCCCATAGCTGATGATCAAGTCAATGATGTGCGTTATGCACAATCATTTGATTACATGATTCTAGTACATCCAGACATAAGACCCATGGAATTGGTGCGAGGAGCAACTAACACAGATTGGACTTGCACATACATAGATTTTGACCACGTGCCTCAAGCAAATTTTAATTTTGATTCTACTCTTACACCAGCATCTACTTCAGGAGCCAACGTAAACTTCACACTGGCAGGAGGCACATATGCTTGGGTTAATGCCGCTTATCCCAATGGACACGTGGGTATGCATATTGATGTCAATGGTGGTATGGCAAGAATTAAATCTATTTCATCCAGCACAGTGGCAGTATGTGAGATAGAATACGAATTAGTAGACAACGAAACAGCAGAAGGACACGAATGGAAGATTGATGCTTTTTCAAACCTATCAGCATCGTTGGGTGGTGGGTGGCCTAGATCAGTTTCATTCCATCAAAACAGATTGATATTTGGAGGTACCAGAGACAAACCTCAAACCATATTTGGGTCTCAATCAGGAGACTTTTTTAACTTTGATAACTATTCTCGAGTGGTATCCAGCACAGGTACTGTTACAGGAGAAATCACAGACACCTCTGGAATACAATTTACCATTGCTTCAGATCAATTAAACATCATTAGACACATTGTGTCACAGCAATCATTATTCATATTCACATCAGATGGTGAGTTTGACATGGCTGGTGAGCCCGTGACTCCTAGCAACGTATTAATAAGACAACAAACACGTTATGGTTTAGATTTAGGTAAGACAGTGCCACAAGTGGTAGACAACGAAGTGTTATTCGTTCAACGGGGTGGTGCCGCAGTACGAGCATTTGTTTATAACTTTAACACAGATGCTTATTCAGCAAAAAATTACAATCTAGTGCATCACGACATATTGTCAAATGCAACCAATCTTGCATACCTTAAAAATTATGACAACAGTAACAACAACTTTGTGTTTGCACTCAATGATGATGGTACTCTATCTGTATTAGGTGTTAACACAGAATACACAGTCGTGGGTTGGACTAAATGGACAACCAACGGAGCATTTAAAGATTTGATTGTGGTTGATGACAGCCTATACACACTGACACAGAGATACACAGCAGATGGTAGCACATTAGAACCAGGGGTGTTCCTAGAAAAACTCACAGAAGAAGCAGTGTATCTAGATTGTTTTCATTATTCCACAACCACAGCATCATTGTTTCAAGGAGCTCAAGGTTTAGAAAATCGCACAGTCCAAGCCATAGCGGATCAATTAGTGCATCCAGATGTCAGCGTGGATGACACAGGCACTTTTGCTTTGACACGTGTCAGCAGTGATACCGCAGTGGGTTACAATTATATTGCAACAGCTAAAACATTGCCTGTACAAGTTGCTTCAGCAAATCTTACCACATTGGGTGAGCGAGTGAGAAAAGTGTCTTGTGAATTACAATTTTATCAAAGCAAATATTTAGAAATAGATGGTTTCAACATACCATTTAAAGAAGTGGGTGGTACTCTATTGAATGCTCCCGTAACTCCATTTACTGGTATGAAAAGAATGCGATTATCTGGATACGATAGATCACCTCAAGTAACTCTAATTAATGATGTGGGATTACCTATAACATTGTTATCTCTCACAACGGAGGTTAAATTTGGTCTCGGAAAATTATCTGAAGCAGGATAAACTCACAGCATATCCATTACGTTTTGATCATTATGAATATGTGATTGAACATATGCGACAATGGGATCATATGGAAGTGATGCTACAGGGTTATACCAAGAAGCAATTGCTAAAAATGTTTGATAACCTGCAAGGGGTCAGTGCAACACACGAAGATATCCCTGTGTTATGTGCAGGTTATCAAACATTTCCCAACGTGTACTGGTATTGGTTTATTGCTACACCGTTGGTGAGAGATTTTTTTAAAAATATAACACGTGAAGCCAAGAAAATGATAACAAAAAATCAAAAAACTAATCCTCAAGCCAGACACATAGTACAAGTTTGGAATAAACATCAGGACTCTGTAAAATGGCTAAATATTTTAAAATTTAAACCCTTTTCATCATTTTCCGTTGGGAATGAAGAGATTTTATTAATGGAGATGAATCGAACTTAATATGTGTGCACCAACCAAAGATTTAGCCAAACTAGCAGTAATAGCCGCGGCCGCATATGCAACCGGTGGAGCCAGCATAGGTGCAACCACAGCGGCAACCACAACCACAGCGGCAACCACAGCAGGAACAACAGCAATTAACTGGTCTGGAATGTTTTCAACTCTATCAAATGTTGTTAAAGTTGCGGCACCGTTAATGGGAGCGGCTGGGTCAATTTACAGCGGAGTAATACAAGCAAATATTTTAAAATCTAAAGCCAACTTTGTAGATTATTCTGTTACCATGGATATGGAAGCATCAGCATTAAGAAAGATTAAAAGAGAAAGACAAATGAGAACGGCATTAGCAAGTCAATATGCAAAATGGGGCACAACTGGTGTAACTGTTGAAGGAACACCTACAGATGTGTTAGGTGAAACATCAGCTAAATTTGCTGAAGATCAATTCATTGATGATTTTAATACATCACAAAAAATATACGGCAAACAAATTAGTGCAGAACAATTAAGAGTAGAAGCACAAGGTGCTATATTAGGTGGAGTAACCAAAGCAGTTACTACATTAGGTATGAGAGGTACAACACCAAAACCTAAAACAAATATCTTTACTGAAATACCCATGGGACAAGGAGAAACATTTTAATGGCTACAATACCTGAAACACCACCATTAGAACAAACATTACCGGGCTCAAGAGACAAAGCAAAACCAATTCCTACAGTAACTTCTGCGGGACCTGAAGCTCAATCTACATTTACTACACCATTTATTGCGGGAGAATCTGCGGCAAGGACAGTGAGCGGACTGACTGATACATTTAATAAAATAGCAGATGAAAATGCAATTCAAGAAGCAAAAATAGCAGGATATCAAGATCAACAAAAAAGAATTGAGCAAGGTGATCCTAACTATGTAGGCAGTGGGTCGGCATTTACATTATCAGGCAAAGCCTACGAAGCGGGTGCTACAGTTGCTATGGTTAATAAAAAAAGAGGTGAGATTGATGAGCAATTGGGAGCATTAGCATTAAAAAGAAGAAGAGATCCAAATGCATTCAATAAAGAAGCAGGAGAAATCAAAACAAGAATATTATCAAATTTACCAGGTAATGTACAACTTGCAGTTAGTGATGATTTTGAAAAAGCTAAAAACAATTTTAATTCACAAATTAATTTAAGAATATTACAAGATAATTTTGAAGAGAACCAACAACAAATTATTAATGGTATTGACAGAGATACTACAAAAGTTTTTAGTGCAATCAGAGATCATGGAATAAATGCTTCTGGTGCTATTACAGAAGGATTTACAAATATTACAAGCAATTTACAAACATTAAAAGATGTAATACAATTAAGTCCTAAAGAATTAAAAACAATCAGCGATAGTGCAAGACAACAAATATTTGCTCAATGGTTGCAACAAGAATTTAAAAATAATGCAAACAACCCAGAAGGATTAAAAAATTTAAAAGAACAATTAAGAAACGGCACATACACATTTGGACAATTGGGTGAAGAGTATGGAAATTACATACCAGGTGGTAAGCAGATTACATTAGCAGAAGGCAAAAGTTATCTTTCTATTTTAGAAAAATATCAAACAGATTATGCTAAACTTGCGGCAGGAGAAAGATACACATTTAATCTTCAACACAAATCAGATTCAGATTCAATAGCAGATGGAACAAAAGGATTTAAAGTTACTTGGAACCCAGATGGTAGTCAAGTTATTGCTTATGACAGCACAGCATTAATTTATAACGAAGCACAATCAAGAGTGTTAGGCAATGATGAAAAAGTTGTTATGGAACACAAAATAGATTTAATGTCTTCAAAATTAGCAGGTGACATTGTTATAAGAGCAAAAACAGACAGCGAAGGCAGAATGACCGAAGCTTACACAAGAATAGCACAATTAGAAAACGAAGCCAATAATGCAAAAACAGCATATCAAAAAGCTGTATATACTCAAGCCGCAGAAAAAGCAAAAAAGAGAGTAGATGCTGTAATTAAAGCAAGAACAGCAGATAAAACCAACGGTGAAGGTATGACTTCATTTTGGGAAAATAGACAAGCATTTGGTTTGGACCCTAATATCAATTTAAGCACAAAAGAAGGGCTAGATGCTTTGAGTGCAAAATATGAAAGTTTTTCAAACAACCCAATCAGATATTCAGAATTGCCTACACAACAAGCCACAATTGAATTGGGCACAATTAAACAAGGTGCCGCTGTCAGCATTCAGCAAGGACTATCCAACATAGATCAATTGATTTCTAGACAGGGCAAGTATGCAGAGGGTTTGGTTACATCAGCATTAAGAGCATCATCAGACAACAATAAAAGCAATGATTATGCTTTGGTAGAAGTTATTCAATTGAGGAAAGCAGGCAAATTTGCAGAATCAGAACAATTGTTTGCGGCTTGGAAGAATGGACAAGATACAGAAAAAGCACTCAAAGCCACAATGCCCGCAACAGATTGGAACAATGAAAAATTAGATTTTCAAACAAAATTTATAAAGAAATTTGGCAAGGAGATCGATTTAAAAACCAGTTATGGCAAAAGTTTATTAGCAACCACATATCAATTGTATCTAAAAAATAGAGGTGCGGGTATAATGAATGCTTCAGAAAGTTTTGAAACCGCGGCTTCATTTGTTGGGCAACATCATATCAAAATGGAATTGTCAAACGGAAGACAAATTATGTTTCCTAAATCTTTTTTAAGAGATAGTGAAGGCAACAATATGACTGGTTACATACAGGATCAATTAAATGATACCATAAACAAACCATGGTTGTATAATATTGTTCCACCTAACGGACAAACATATGATCAAGTGATTAATAATAAAGATCAATTCATAATGGTGTTTGACAATGGTAGATTTGTTTATAGAAATTCAGCAGGTGACATTGTGGCACAGCCTTTACAAAAATATCCAAGTGATGGCAAAACATTATATTTGAGTGATGCCGTAATTACCACACACAAAGAACATAAACCTAAAACAGTGTTTGATGACACAGAAAACACTTGGGATATATTTCAAAATAAAAAAGTATTCAGTAAAAAATTACCTGGTACATTTAAAGAAGATATAAAAGTTGAATACGATGTATTCGATGAAACAGGGTTTGATTTCACTGATAAAATGGATAACAAATTATTATCATATGGTGATGCTTTACAAAAAACATTCAATAACAATTATATACAAAAAGACAATCAAGGCAGAACAGTTCAAGCATACAACGATTGGATCGTGCCTGGATTGGTTGGATTTAGTGAAAAAAATAGAAGCATAGCACAAGCAATCAGTTTGAAAGCAGTAGAAAATAATTTAACTGATAGAGATTTATTATGGGCATACCAAAATATACCTATGATGAGCAAATTACAATTAAATGATGCAAATAGAAGAGAATATATTTTAAACCGTTGGAAGAAAGATTTTAACGAAATAAGCAAATTAACTACACCAACAGATGGGGCAACAAGAATGAGTCCATGGCAAGTGATTATGAAATTAGCAGATGATTATGCACCACAAGTTGATGTAACCACATTAAACGAGG